CAGTAGCATCAAATACACAAGAAATTATAGATACTATAGATGCACATAATAGTAACTTAAAATGGCCTAAACAACCTGACCAAACACATGATAAATATTACACATATGACTTTAGTTGTAACGAAGACTATGTAAAACACGCACAATATCATGAATGGAAGATGTTATTTGACTATTTTAAGAACAATGATAGAGCTATGGGTACAGCAGCTACTAAATATGTTAATGAAGACCTTTTGGATTACAATCCTAATCGTAAAATACGTATCAGATTTAGTATAATGCCACAAAAGTATGCTAATATACTAGAGCCTGGCACGTCTACTATTGCTGATAGACTAAAAGCTGTTAACAAGTTCTGGAATGCAGGTTATGATGTTCATTTAAATTATTCACCTGTAATTGTAGAAGAAGATGCTGGTATATTATATCAAAATCTATTTAACCAAGTAGATAAGTATGTAGATGATGCTATAAAAGAACATGTTAAGTGTGAGGTTATATTTCTTACACATAATCATAATATGCATGAATATAATATGAAAAAAGAAAGTACAAAACGAGCTGAAGATTTGCTTTGGAAGCCTGGTATACAGGAACAAAAAACATCTCAATATGGTAATGTTAATATTAGATATAAATATCAATATAAACGTAGGCTAATAGAAGCTTGGAAAAATAGTCATGATGTAATACTACCATGGCAAGAAATAAGATATATATTTTAAGTTGTGCCCGTGAGTCTCCCGTCTGTTAACAGCAACCGAGCAGGGTACACTTAATTAACTTAAGGAGTAATAATGGCGAAAAAGAAAAAAGAAGTAATAGAAGAAAAACCTCAAGGTGAAGATAATCAACCACAAGGTGATAGAGAACAAGATCATATAGGTAACATAGTAGCTGATAATACTGAATTAATCAGAGATGTAGTTGGCACATTACAATCTATGCATGAAAGAATGAATGAAATTGAGAATAGATTAGCTAAAGTTGCTGACAGATTGGGTTTTTAATGCCCGATATATTTAAAGTAAAAGACCTTAACGTACCTAACGATAAGGCCGATCAAAACAAAATAAAAAACAAAAAAGAGGAGAGTGATGATGAAAATACTGATGTTTGATTTAGAACATGGTTCACAGTCATTAGGTTCAAAAGAATCTATTGCAAAAATGTTCGGTTATCCTGTATTAAGTCCACCTACTTGGGATTCATTTCTAAGTACATTAGGTAAGATTTATACGCAGGAAAGCGTTGCAACTACCCATAAAATAGGTAACTTAGAGATAGAAGAGTCAGAAAGAAAAGTTGTACCAAGAAACGGTACTGTAGTAGATGCTATAGTAGTAGATACATTTTCTGAATTGTCTAAAAAATATATGAGACAAATATCTGATAAAGAAGGTAAAATGAAGTTACAGGGTTGGGGACAACTAAAAAATAAACTTGATGGATGCTTAGAATTTATTACAAGAATACCTGGTATTGTAATATGTACATGTCATGGTAGAGTTCAAACTATGGATGACGGTAATAAATTAATGCCATATATTGATGGTTCTAGTAAAGAAGATATATCTAAATGGTTTGATTTTGTATTTTACACTAAAACTGTAACTAAATCTGGCAAAAGAGATTATCTTTGGGTAACATCAAGAACAGAAAAATATGACCATGCTAAGGATAGAACAGGATTATTAAATGATGAAATTCCACAAGACTATAACATTGTTATGGATGCTGTTAATAAAACAGGTTGGGATGGAGCTAAAATACTAATAATTGGTTCGCCTGGTAGTGGTAAAACATTAAGTCTAAAAACGCTAACAAAAGGAGAAAGTGAATGAAAACTCTAACAATTAAAAAGGGTGGTGGTGATTATGTGTCTTTTGCACATGGTTGGCACAAAGTAGTAGTATCTAAAGCAGCTTATGGCGATTGGAATGGAAAGAAATTCTTAGATATATTCTTTGAAGGTCTTCCAGAAAGTTTCAATCTTAGAACATATGAGAAAATTAACCAGAAAACTAATGAAGAGTTTTCAATTATGCAAGTATTTAGATTTGCTAATGCTGGTATTTCTGATAGTTTAGACAGCCAAACAGGTGAAACTGTCCTTAAGATAGATGATAGCCCAGGTGAATTAGTAGGTAAAGAATTAAATATCTTTATGTACAAAGATGGTGACTATTACAGAGCTTTAAACAGATGTGCTCCTACACCATTTGAGGGTGTTGCTGAAACATTTTCAGAAAATGATGTTGAGTATTGGAAAAAGAAAGCAGTATCATATTTTGATGAATATGTTGCTCCTAATGTAGAAGGTGGTGTTCCATCTAACGGTGAAATAATACCTACTGCAGAAGCTTCTCAAGGCACTTCTAACGCAGAGATGCCTTTCTAAACGCACACAATAAGGAGAGATAGGTATGGATAAGATATGGTTTACATATTGTTCCTACTAATACATCTAGCGAACCTGTCTCTCTTTGACCCATAGGAGAATAGTATGATAAAAGAGTTCGCATTTAGTTTAAGTAAAAGACATTATTTCCAAGATGCTAATGAAATGCAAAATTGGATGAATATCGATAGTGATACGTTTATGTCTTTATACGACTATCCAGAATATGTTAAAGAATATTTTGGTAAAAAGAATACATTGTCAGGTTATGATGGTGAAATATATATGCCTGATGAGTTTATATTAGATGTTGATGGCTCTGATTCAGACAAAGCGTATGAAAAAGTTTGTGGTTTATTAGGATTGTTAGAAGATTTAATGGTTCCAAATACAGTTTATTTTAGCGGTACAGGATTTCATGTCCATATACCAAGTCAATCGTTTAGATGGAAACCAAGTAAAGATTTACACATGAAAGTAAAACAAGTATTAACAGACTTTGAAATATTTAAATACGCTGACCCATCAGTAACTGATAAAACTAGGATAATAAGAGTAGCAAATACAAAAAATAATAAGTCAGGGCTTTATAAAGTGCCTTTGTCTAAGTTTCCTATGGATATGGTAGATATAATAGAATACGCTAAATCCCCTAAGAAATTACCAGTATTAACCTGGAGTGATAAAGGAATAATACCTGTGTTTGATGTTAATGTAGAGTTAGAAACAAAACAAACGGTTGTTAATAACACTAAAATAACTATATCAGACCAAGGTAGAAGTCCCGATCCTATTAATTATCCTTGCATATCTAGTATGTATCAAGATGTACCACTTGGATCTAGGCATATGACTGCTTTAAGATTAGCATCATGGTTTAGATGGTTGTATCCTGAAAATCTAGTAAAGATTGTAATGGAAAACTGGAGACAAAAAGTAAACACCGATGGTAAATTTACCGAAAAAGAGATGACTCAATTAATAGAAGGGTGTTATACAGGTCACGGTGGTAATGGATATAGATATGGTTGTAATGATCCAATAATGGATGAATATTGCAAAAATACTTGTAGATTGTATAAGTCTAAGAAGTCTCAACTCTTATTAGATTCTACAGCTATGGAGGATTCACTGATAGATTTTGTTAAAAGTGATATTAATCCAATGAATCTTGGAGCAATATACGGACAAGATTTCCCAGTATATCCAGGTGAAGTAGTTATTATACAAGCTCCACCCAAATCTATGAAGACTATGATCTTACAGAATTGGGTAAATCATTTCAAAAAGCCCACTCTATTTCTAGAAATGGAAATGTCCCCCAGGCAGATGTGGACAAGATTTGTTATGATGGAAAATAGATGGTCAGATGAAGAGTTAAAACAGCATTATTTAGCACAAAAGAACGGAATGAATAAGAAGTTTGAATGGCTAATGATGGATTTTTCTACACCGTATCCATATGAATTAGAAAAGAAAATATCTACTATGTCTTTTAAGCCAGAAGTAGTTATTGTTGATCATATGGGACTATTTAGGAGCAAACAAAGGGACAATAACATGAAAGTTGAGGAAGCTTCACAAGCTTTAATGGAACTTGCTGTTAAACATAATTTAATTGTGTTCTCTGTTTCAGAGATTACTAAGCAAGCGTTTCATGAAGGTATGAATCTAGCTTCAACTAAAGGTTCTTTTAGAACAGCATATAATGCTAATAAACTAATATCTGTTAATCCATTTAAAAGTAGTAAAACTAATTTAATAGAATATCTGCATGTTAAATGTGAAGCTAATAGAGAAAGAGAATCCTTAGATGTTAAACTGAAGGTCACTAATGCGAATATTGATATGTATTCAGGGGAGTGAACGGAGGAGAACAGAGAGAGATGTAAGGCCTATGATAGCCAAGAAGGCAGTCTCTCTCTATTTACTGGAGGAATTATGAGAGCAACTGAATTTATGCATTTTATGAATAGAACTGATATAGGGTTAGGAGCTAATCCTAAAGAACAAGACTATACTCATTATACACCTAGAATGTATGCTAAAAGAAGAAGGTATGAATATCAAAAAATGTTAAGGAGTCAAAATGCCAGTAAGAGTAAAGGATAAAAAAGAATATTACGCAGAACTAATTAGACAATATTTTAGGAGACAAGATGAGAATAAAAATGCAAGACAAAGTAAAAGAAATATTGATAAGAATGAACCATTGTAGAGATAGTGATGTGTATTTAATATATGAAATATGGAAACAGGAATTAGCTAAATACAATTATGATATTAATAATATGAAGTTAGTGCCAGTTTTAAAGTTATGGTTTAACAAAGAGATATCACATCCATCAGCTATTATGAGAGCAAGAAGAAAAGTACAAGAAGAGCATAAAGAAACAAGAGGTAAAGTTTATGCAGAAAGACACAAACAACAAAAGCAAGTCCGTGAAGACTTAGGATACGGAGGATAAATGATAGAAGATTTATTACAAATGAGAGCTCATCTTGATAGTATGATAGAAACATACAAAGATCTGCATCCAGATGAAGAATATGAAACTCATGATAGAGGTAATAATACACATTTAGATGGTATGAGTGAATACAATGAAAAACAAACAGCACTTAAAAGAATAAGGGAAGGATACTATGAAAACAAGTTCCGCAAAAGCCAAAGGAAGGAAGCTCCAAGACCTAGTCAGGGACAGCCTGCGCTCTGCGTTTATGGAGATTCTTGAGACGAATGATATTAAGTCCCAAGTTATGGGAGTAAATGGAGAAGACATAGTTTTCTCACCAAAAGCACAAAAAGTAATAAGATATAAGTTTGAATGTAAAAATACTGAAAGATTAAGTATATGGAGTGCAATAGAGCAATGTGAATCGCATGGCAAAGATACTTTATGCCCAGTAATAGTGTTTAAAAAGAATAGGAAAAACCCATATGCAGCAATTCCATTAGATAAATTTATAACACTATTAAAAAAAGAAAGGTATGCTTATGTTAACAAAAGAGATGTGCTCAGTAACAACGACATTAGCAGTGATGAATGATTTTGTAGACAAAGTAGTAGATGCCAAAGATGATGATGAATGTATTGAACTTATTAAGTATCATGTAAATATGATGAATATGTTACTTGAAATGATAAAAAATAGAGCTTAATAAGTAGGATGTGAGAGGACAACTAGCCTCCTGTTCCTCTCACTTTCCTTACCCTAACATATTTAAACTTTCTAATGCGTCTAGTTGTTGGCTTCTTGAAAGTTTTCTATTGTTAGTATTATTGTTATCAGCAAAAGGGCTTAATCTTTTCTTAACCTTTTTTCTGTCCCCACTTAAATTAATTTTAGATCTTCTTCTTTTACCTCTCCAATCAGTACCATATTTACCTGGATATTGAGGGCCTTTTGCTCTTCCTCTTGATAATAATGGTACATCTATACCAGTCCAATCTTGATATACTTGAGCAATAGGTCTCATCATTTCTTGATTAGCTTTCCTAGTATCGTAGTTAGTGTATAATCCAGATTCATATTTTAAAGCTCTCCAAATATTACCAGAAATAAAATCTGGCATAGTTTTCATAGCAAGTCTTGATGCTTGTAAATTAAATAATCCAAGTGCAGCACGTTTATTATCATCATCAGAAAAGTCAACAGGATCTAATTTGCCTGTAAATTTACCTCTATATAATTTACCATTAGGGTCATCTTCTATTAAACCTAATAGTCTTGATGCGTTATCTATTGTACTAAATGTAATACCTAAATTAGTAGCTGCACCTAAATTATATGTAGCTTGAGCAATTTGTTTTTGACCTTCTTCTGTAGTAGGGTCAGCCATAAATAAAGAAAAATGATCCCTTATAGCCATAAATATTTCGTTACCTACAACATTTGATATACCTAAAGTTGATGCGGTTGTCATCCAATGTATAAGAGGTTGAGCCATACCTAATCTAAATAATCTTCTAACTTGCATAGAATTTAACCTACTAAATTCACCAGTTTGTTTAGCAGCTCTTAGTTGTCTTACACCTTCTTTATATATATTATATTGCCAAGCAGCATTTTCCATTCTATAATGTTGGAATTGAAGTATAGTTCCAGATAATTGCTTTTTCATAACATCTGCTTTACTAACTCTTCCATAATCATACTGAGTTGCTCTAACAGCAGCTTGTGCTATTCTACCAGCAAAATCCTCTTTAAAAGCCTGAGCATCTTTCTGTAACTTTTTGTAATCTATAGCTTTATTTATATCTGTATACTGACTTATATCTTTATTCATTTTAAATAATAATTGATCTTGAGTTAATCTGTTAAGATTCATATACGATTCTGCAAAAGCTTTTTTAAATACTGCTGGTCTAACGGCATTTTCAACCATTTGTTGAACTCCAGATGTCGCACTTGCTGTATTTTCTAAAAACGATACAAATTTATCAGCAGCATTGTCATCTTTAAATTCATAACCAAGTTTGCCACCTTCCATTTTTACTTGTCTTAAACCAGCTACACTAAAATTTTCTTCAAAAGTTCCTCTAGTTGCAGCTCCACCACCTACCATAGCACCAGCAGACGGACTTATAGAAGATTTACCTCTTAAAGATCTTGTATATTTATTAATCATAGATACAAATCCATGGTCTTCTTTAGCCCACACGTGTCCATATTTAACTAAAGCAGATTTTACCATTTCCCCATTATTTTCATCAGCAAGAAAATTCTGTCTTTCTTTGTTAAATGTGTCAAAATGTTGACTTCCATATTCTACCACACTATTAAAATGAGCACCAGCCCAGTTTTTAACACCACTTCTAAGGTTCATAGATAAAGCTCTCATATATCCCATTGCTTGAGCCCCTCTAGCTAAATAACCTTTATAAAACTCTTTAACAGTCTCAGCGTTTGAAAATATATAAGAATCTGCATTTAATCTTTCTATCATTTTGTATACGTGTCTTAATGTATCATCAATTTTAGGGTCTTTATGCTTGTTATTATTGTAATCATTAGTCCTATTTAAAGCTTCCATTGTTCCTGAAAGAACACTAAACATACTTTCATCGTGATTAAATTTTGTTATATCTGTAACATATTTATGTAAAAAGAATAAAGGGTTTCTTGAGTAATACTCTTCTATACCAGTTCTTCTTGCTTTCATGTTTGCTGGAGTACCATTTTTTAAATAGTAATCAATCATATCTTTAAATTCTACTTGCGATGAGTTTGAAGTTATTCTTTTATTGCCCTCCGCATCAAAAACTGTATTATGATTCATATAACTATCAAATTCACCTAAAAACTCAACAACTCTTAATAAATGATGAGGAACATAACCTTCTTCTCTAACTTGAAACCATTTCTCATTTGGGTCTAAATATAATTCTTTTGCATCCATACCAGATATTTCACCAACAGGCTTCATTCCAGTAGGTGTACTACTAGTAAGCTCTAATTGTTTAATCATACCTTCTATTTGGTCTAAAAATCCAGTTAAATTTCTTCTCCCACCTTCTATTTTGTCAATTTTTGCAGCATTAATTTTTTGAAATCTTAATGCATTTAATGCAACTTTAGTCATATCACTTCTTAATTTAAAGAAATTATCTTGTATTTGTTGGGCCGCTACTTGCTCGTCTGGTGACCATTTAACTAATTGTCCATTTTCTGTTTTAACTAAATCAGCAACTCTTTTACCAGCAAATAAATCATTTATACCTAAATATAAATCTCCCGCTTTTTTCTTAGTAGCATTACTATTTAAAGAACCTAAATAATTTACTATATCGTCATAAGCACGTTTTTTAGCACTAGCATCAGCAGGGTCTATTTGAGCATAAATGTTCTCTAATTCAACTAGTTTTGATTGTTTTATACCAAAACTTTCAGATAGAGTATTCATACCTTGACTTATTCTATCTAAACCTAATGTTGCTGTTTGTAAATATCTTCTTTGATAATCTGTAACATTTTGAATGTTGTTTGCCAAATCTTGACCGCCTGGTAAGTATTTAGTTTTATATCTCAATAACTGCCAATCAACAAAGGCGCTAGCTGTACCCATATCTTTGCCTAGCCCTTTATTAAATTCTGCCATCCAATCTTTAAAAACTACCAAATCACCTTCAGTAAACTTATGTAAAAAAGGATCTTTTAAAGTAGCTTCTTCAAGTCTTGAGATAAACTCATTACCATCAGTATGTAGGCCATATTTTTTAACAGAAGACGAACCTTCCCATATATATTTAGCTCTAGTTAAAACATCTCTTTGAGTATCTATATCGTCTTTACTAATATTTTTAAACTGATTACCAATTTTTGTTGGTTTACATAATGACCATGCGCCACTTACAGCCATCTATTTACCTCCTATACAATTTTCGAGTTTACTTAAGTTCATATCAATTATATCACCTGGTGATTTTTTTGTACTTTGTACTTCTCCCATAGCACCAAAAGTTCTACCTTTCATGTTATTCCATTCTATAATAGAATTTAAAGGAACACCAGCCTCAAGTTGATTTAATACCTTAGGTATATCATATGCAGGCATAATAGTCCTTCCATTTAAATATTCATTTATTTTGTCTATAGCAAAATTTTGAGCAGCTATATCTTGAGCTGGTTCTGCGGTTTCAAATGCATTTTTATTTAATTGACCTATTCTATTTACTTGATCTTTATACCAATTTAATCCTTTAGTTTTTAAACCCATAGAAACTTCTATTGCAGGAGTATTTATATCTATATAAGCTAAACTTTGTCTGGTAGCAATATCTCTTAATAAATCTTGTGCTTCTGCAACTTTAATAACATTTTTACCTCCATTAGGAGCATTAACAAAATCTCCATTTGCAACTTTAAATAAATATCTAGTTACTAATTTTTCTAATCTTTGGTCAATTTTATATTTATCATTATATATAGTTTTACCTTGTTCAGTTTTTCTCATAGTAACTATATTCCTATCAACACCAGGAGTAAGTAAATTATATATAAATTGTTTTCTTTCTATTTCACTTTTTATTCTATTGTTATAATTGTTATTTAAAACACCGTGTAACACAGCTTCTTGTTCAGCCACAAATAAGCTAGCATCTTGATCAACATCTCTATTATTATATGTTTGATCCATTAAAGTGTCAAATATATCTCTGGAATATTTTGCATTATCTTCTGCTTTTACATCAGAATAAATTTTAGAACCTTTAATTTCAATATAAGGTATAGAAGAAAAAGCTAAATGATGAGCTCTACCCATTTCTTGAAGTTCAGTATTTGCTATTTCAAATCTTTTGCCATTTTGAACTAATATATCATCTGGTCTTACTGAAGAGCTTTTACGACCATCAAAAAATTGAACATTTTCAGCAGCTTCACCTGGTTTTATGATTCCAGCTATTTTATTTTTACTATTCCAAACTACAACAGGCTCAAAAGATCTGTTTGTAAAATTTTTATCTGTTGTTTTAAATGTTCTTTTTTGTATATCTTTAGCATACTGAGAACCTATAGCTATTTCTATATTGCTTTTAATTTCACCTAATGCAGTAATTTGATTTTGTATACCTTCTATTTTTATAGGGTTAGGTTCAAATTTTTCATTTAGTAAGAAATTTAATTTATTAGTTTTTTCCTGTATAGTATTATTTAGTAAATGTAACTCAGCAGCTAATCCCTCGGTTTGTACTTTTTTAAACAAATTAAATGAATATTGCTTTGCATAAGATACAGTATTTTGTAATCTTAAAGGAATTTCTGTACCACCATATCCATGTTTTTTATAATTATCTATTAGCATTTCATTTAAACCTAAGTGTATTAAATCACTAAATTTATCTGTATTTGTTAAATTCTTTTTATTCATACTATTCAAATAAGATGTATTTAATTCCCTTGCCGCAGTATCAAAAGGATCTGCACCTGTTTGAATTTCATTTTTAATTTTATCTATTCCAGCAGTAAAGTTAATATCAACAACATCGTCACTTGTGCTATATAAACTTCTATTTTTCTTATTAGCAAAAGATTTAACACCGTAATTTAAGTCGTTTATTACTTCTTGATAACCATGAGCAATATCTTGAACTGTTAATTGTTTATTCCCCATATTTACATCAGAATATTCGCCTCTGTTTAATCTTAAATATGTAGAAATAGGTCTAACTATAACATCCATAATAGCATTTCTAATATCTACCATATGTTCTGGTATATGATTACTACTTTGATTACCTTGTTTACCAGATGTATCTACAAGTTTAAATAAACCTTCATATAAAGAAGCGCCAGTTGCTGAATCTTTAACGTCTTTACCTAATAATAAATCTTTTTGTAATCTTGCTATAGTTTCATAACCACTACCTTTTATAGGAGCTTTATAACTATCTATAAGTATTTTAATATGTTTTGTTATATTACTACCAGCTAATAAATATTCAGCACCATCTTTAAATTCTATATTATATGTTCTTCCACCTTTATCTTTTACCGTACCAATAACTTTATCACCAGTTTGGCCAAGTGCATTTAAAAATTTACTAGCTATTTGATGAAGTTTTACTACACCACCTCTAAATACATTAGAATTTTCACCTTTAGTAATCCAATCATTAAACCCAGAATTGTCCCATTTATTAGTGTTTAATTCAACCATTAATTCTTGAGTTATAGTATTAGCCCAATTTTTTGAATCTCTTTGTAATTCTACACCAGCTCTATTATATACTTGATCCATAAATTCAGCAGGAGTAGATGTGTAATTGGTTTTTGTATCAAAATCATTATCAGCATCATGAGTAGTTCTCATATTTAAAACATTAGTTTCGTTTACATTACCTTTTCTAGGGTCTGTAGGAGTTTTACTAAATTTTGTAATAGTTACATCATTAATTTGAGCTCTTGGCTGTCTTACACTAGGTCCTACCATAAAAACATCACTTACTTCTGTATTAGGTTCTGCTAAGTATGCTATTACATCTTCATTAGTACCTATTAAGTTTTCTTTTAAATGATCATATTTTTTCTTTGCCATATCATAAATGTGCTTAAATTCACCTTTTTTACTCTTAGATTCTCCATTTTTAATTCTACCTAAATCACCTTCTTCTGAATGTAGCATAGAATTTATAACATCTTCAGGTGCTCTAGCTGTTCCATCAGGGTCTATAATGTACCCATCAACTCTAACTCTTAATCCACCACCAGGCCACTCAAAGAATACAACATCAGCTAAATAATCTCCATCTCTAACCATACCAGGAGCTTTAAATTTTGTCTCAAAAGAAAAACTAGTTCCAGATACTGTTTCATTAGCTTCTGCAGTTGTGTTACCTCTCCATTTAAATTCTTGTTTTGCTTGGTTATAAGAAATGTTTTCCATACCTAAATTTCTAGGAGTTCCAGCTATATTTAAAGGTAAATCATAATCCGAAAATTTACCACTTGTATTAACACCCATAACATCGTATGATGAATTTCCTACTTGGTCAGTTCCAACTTTTCCGCCTTTATAAAAATAACTAAATAATTTTTCAACACCTTGATCACCTAAATAAGGAGATAATAATAACCCTTCATTTGCAACTAACATTTCCATAGGTGAAGTAACTGTGTTAAATTTATTATTATTTTTTTGGCTACTTTCAAAAGCAAAAATACTTTTAATTATACTTTGAGCTGTATATGGATTAGATTTAAATGCAAGTAAAGCTTGTTCAAATGCGGTTTTTTTACTTTCAACTTGCATCCATTCAGAAATATTAGTATCACCTCTTAAATGTAAACCACTATTTACACCTATACTTCCTAGTCCTGGCTTTTTAAGAGTATGATTAATAAATGTTTCTAATGGCAGTAATTGTGTATTTTGATTACCATTTGCTGCCTCATGAATTGCAAATTCAGATAAAATATCCTCTATACTATCAGGCAAACCCTCACCTCTATCTTCTCTTTTTAATATTATCTCATCAATAGTTCCAACATCTTTAAAATCTTTTGTTCCATCTACTATTTTATTGCCTTTTGTTACTTTATTTACTTTATTACCAGTAGAGAAAGATAAAACGTCTACACCTGCTGGTTCCATAACTTTCGCCTCTATAGTAGGACTATAAAATAATGCTGTTTTATTAGCATAAACCATAATATTGCCTTCTTTGTCTACATCGACAAAAACACCTTTAGGTTTTATTGCTCCACCTTTAACACCTATTATTTTACCTTTTTCATTAAATTCAAAAAATGAAGATCTTATTCCTAAATCAGAAGTCTGATACAACATAGCATCTAAAGTTAAATATGTAGGAGCGTCTAAAACACTTGGGTCACCAACATCTTGATTTGTTCTAGCCATTAAATTAGTAAATTCATCAGTATTTAATCTTCCACCCACACCATCTCCATTAGGCCCTAAATACTTTTTGTTTGCCGCTACTATTAAATTGGTAATACCAGCTAACTGTAAAGGACTACCTTCACCTTCATCTTTTATAGACAAACTTCTAAAACCTTGTTGAGACTCAAATTTTATATGAATATTTTTTAATTGTTCAGCAAATTTTATATTCCTTTTAATTGCTTGATTTAAGAAGTTTAGTTTAAATTTCCTTCTTTCTGGGGAATTAAATACACCTTTATTGTTCCATTCTATTTTAAATTGTTTTAATATTTTGGCACCAGCTTGCGCATTGTAATCCCCAGTAACTATAACTTCAGGCCTATTTAGCATTAAATAAGTTATTTGAGTCATATTTTTTAATTCTTGAGCAGTCATATTTGGTTTAACCAAAGCCATTACATTTTTAAAGTTTTGATTCTTATCTCCACCATGTTTTTTAAATATATCAAGCATATATTCATACATTTTACCTTGTTTTGTTTTAGTTGAAAGACCACTAGAGTATGCATCTACAATAGCTTTATTTAATAACTCTGTTTTTATAACTGTTTGAGCTCCTTCACCTAAATTTATTCTTACCATATTTGTCGCTTCATTAGCAACCAATTGAGCTTCTGATAGGTCATTTGCTATAAAATCTATATGTTGTTGATTATCTATTCTTGGAACCTCTCCATTTTCAAGTTTAGCGTCCATTTGGAGTTTAAAGCTATCATATGCAGAAGAATTTTGTATATTGCCATCATTGTCTGCCCATTTAACATTTTTGCCGAAAATGTAGTAATTTTCGTTTAATCCTAACATATTGTTTAATCCGTCCATTCCTAATTTATCATTTTTAGGAACATATGTATCTGATAATCTTAATTGATAATTATCGCCTACTAATGTAAAACTAGCCATTTTTGCTTGTTTTTTAAAGTACATATTAGAAAATACTTGGTACGTATCTGTAAGCAGTTCAGTTTTATTATGGTCAACGTCTGGATTATTGTCAGAAAAGAAACTTTGGTCTATCTTTGTTCTAGATCTTTCAGCTTTATTTAAAAGCATTACAAACTGTCTGTTTAATTTTGAAGGATTAATCTTTGCTGCATTTACATGCATTTCTATTACATCTGGTAGTAATCCATACTTTTTTTGATAATCAATAGGATTAATATTTACCTTTGCTTCGCTTTCTATATCTGGAAGATTAAATTTGTTTTTATTTACTTCATTTTCTAAGAATTTACTTAAATTATTAATATTAACTTGCCCTACAGCCATAGCTTCAAGGTTTGCAATTTTTCTTTGTAAATCTAATATTTTTGTTTCATAAGAAGAACTTATATTAGTTGTTTTAGTAATATCTGTTTGCATTAAAAGGTCTAATTCTGTTTCAAACTTAGTCCACTCTTTACCTGGTTCAGATAACGCTAATAATGCTCCCATATCTCCATCTTCTAATGCTTTAGTAGCAATATCAACAACAGTTTGTCTTTTAGTGTTTATGTCATTAATAATAGCTTTAGAATTTGCTAATATTGTTTTAGCTTGTTTGTAATCAATTTGAGGGTCTAAAGTATTATTTTTATTATCATCAGATAAAGAACCTTCTTTTTCACTTATGTCAGTTTGAAGTTGATCTAGATCGTTCTTTTTATTTTCTCCTAATAATATACTTTCACTAATATCTTTAATGTGCCCTTTTCTAGATATGTTTTTAACATTTTCTATTAAGTTAACAACTCCATCTCTACCGTAATTTTTAATAATATTTTGAATATAATCTAAATTACCATCATAATTAATTTTACCACCAGACTTTCTTACTGTATTATATACAGTTTCATAAAAATTCATAGTATTATCAACTCTATCTTGAAAGCCTTGATCAGAAGAATGTTGTTTTAAAGTTTCTTTTAATTGTTTAGGGTGTGGTAATATAACACCATCTTTAGTTAGTTTAGCAAACCCAGAAACTAAATTTTTACTACTAGAAAAATTAGTTAAATCAGGAGCTATTCTACCATCTAAAAATCCCTGTAATGCTAAAAATGTTGAATTAGGATTATCTTTATCGTTTATTTCTAAAGATTTCATAAATGAATTTTGAGCTTGTCTTTTTATTGTGTTAAAATAATTTTGATCTAAAATAACACTTTCGCCTACAATTGCACCATTTTTAGGATCTGCAGGGTCTGATTGTAAAACTGTACCAAACACATCATCAAATCTTTCTTTAGCTGCCTCTATATCTGTAAATCTTATTTCTTTAGATGTCTGTTTATGTTCACTATCATAACCTCTTACACTTTTTCTTAAATCCTTCATTCTGTTGTACCATTCTAAAACAACTGGATTTTTATCACTGTCTTGAAGTTTTGGAACGCTAGAACCATCTAAATTTAACCATCCTAATGCTTCCTGTAACTTATCTTTAACTACTGGGTCTAAAGTATTATATTGTTTTCCAGCTTCCATATCATATGAAAGTGCATCAATTAAATTAATTTGACTTTCCATATCATGTATTTGTTTATTTGCTGTATACATATCTCTTAACCCACCTAAATTAGACATAAAAGTAGGAGATTCTCCAGTGTCTGGATTGATACCAAAAACACCCATATTTAATTTTTCAAGATAATTCTTCCAAGCAATAGTAGCATCAGCCATTTGTTTCATTGTTGGTGTTAATTTCTTATTGTGTTTAGGACCTAATGTTATTATAGACCCTTGT